CGACGATCAAGGCAGCGCGCACAGCTGACTCGTTTCAGAACTTTATGTTTAACCTGGGCGTTGGTACGGATAACCCGACAAGCTCAGCGACCTATGGTTTCAACCCGATCACGCGTACGCATACGCTACTCGAATGGATCCATCGAGGTTCATGGATTGGCGGCGTAGCGGTTGATCTGGTTGGCGATGATATGACGCGGGCGGGGGTTGACTTTGTTTCAACAATGCAACCAGATGATGCCGAGCAACTGCAATCCGCCATCATGCGCCTCGGGATCTGGGAAGCCACTAACGATACAGTTAAGTGGTCGCGTTTGTATGGCGGCTGCATCGCTGTCGCACTGATCGATGGACAGAACACTGAAACGCCATTGCGCATCGATACGGTTGGCAAAAACCAATTCAAAGGACTGATGGTTTTAGATCGCTGGATGGTAGACCCAACGCTCGAGGATCTCATTTCAGACTTCGGCCCGCAGCTTGGGCAGCCTAAATACTACCGTGTTAATACGGGAGCACCAGCGCTCAGGGGCTCGAAGGTCCACTATAGCAGGTGCATACGGTTGGAGGGCATACGCCTTCCCTACTGGCAGCGCATGGCCGAGAACCTGTGGGGCCTATCGGTACTCGAGCGCTTGTATGATCGATTGATAGCGTTTGATAGCGCGACGCAGGGCGCCTCGCAACTCGTTTATCGGTCATATCTGCGCACGATCAAAGTTAAGGATCTCCGCGAGGGGATCGCAGCGGGCACTGAAGCGCAAGGCGGGATCTCGCGTTACTTTGATATGATGCGCCGTTTTCAGGGGATTGAAGGCGTCACGCTTATCGATGCCGAGGACGACTTTCAAGCGCAATCGCATACAGCGTTTGGCGGGCTGTCAGACGCCTTGATCCAATTCGGACAGCAATTGTCAGGCGCTTTGCAAATCCCGCTGGTGCGACTGTTCGGACAGTCTCCCGCCGGGCTTAACAGTTCTGGCGACTCAGACCTACGCACTTACTATGACGGGATTAAGCAACAGCAAGAGCGCACGCTGAGAGTGCCCTATGACTGGTTGTTTAGGGTGATCGCGCGCAGTGAAAGTATCAAGCTGCCAGAGAACTTTAACTTCGAGTTCAAGTCGTTGTATCAGCTAACGCCCGATCAGAAAGCGACAGTCGCGCAAACGCGTGGTGGCATCATCTTGCAGGCAGCTGTTGATGCGATCATTCCACGTTCGACCGCTTTGAAAGAACTGCGTCAGGTTGGACATGAAACAGGGACATTCACTAACATCACCGACGAGGACATCAAAGCAGCCGAGGATGAACCATTGCCGGGCAGCATCGAGGCGATGCAGCAACAGCAAGAGATGTTCGGTCAGCCCGGTGTCGCCCCTGAGAACAATCAACCCCAAGAGGGCATGGGCGGCGATCTCCCCGGGGAGCAAGAGCAACGTAGCGCGCAGCCGAGCTTGCGGAGGGTTGTTTAATGAAACGCGTCACTCATATCCACGTGCATGATTACGGCGTGCCCGGTATGAAGAAGGGGCAGCATAAACAGGAGCCCGCGCACCCATCATCCGGGCACGCCATGTCATATGCTATTATGTCCGGCGCATTGAGTAAGCAGCACGAGCTACTTAAACGGCATAACGAACGGCTTGCCGCCGCTTCTAAAGCCAAGGCGGCTGGGTTCAAACCCGACCATCCCGACGGACCCTACGCGCCCCCGGCGTATCATCATAAGGTTGCCGCATCGCCAACCTCTTACACGCCCGAACAGCGCAAGCATTCGCATGAATATCATACAGCCCAAGGGGCACGACGCAAGGGTGAGGTTGGCGAAGCGCATCGTGCCGCCGCGGCAGCGATCAAGCCGCATCTTGAATAATGCCGCCTAACTTTGCCGAGCGAGATCGTTTAAGGTTGCTGCGTCGCCGCTTCGCTCGCGCACGCAGGGTCGAGGCATGGTATGGCATTCAACTGCGCAAGATCGCGCACCAGATCGGCTTGTTAACTGGCATCTACGATCCCGACGATTTAACTTCAACTAATAAGTTAGTCGATGCGCTGCGCCATTACGCCCGCATCATCTTACCCTGGGCACGCAATACGGCGACGCGCATGTTAGCCGACGTTTCAGCGCGCGACCAACAAATGTGGAATGACTTGGCGCGCCAGATGGGTATCAGCATCCGCACAGAGATCGCATCGGCGCCAACAGGCGATTTGATGCGCGGCTTATTACAAGAGCAAGTGGGGCTTATTACAAGCATCCCGCTTGATGCAGCATCTAGGGTACAGAAGCTCGCCGTTGAGGGGCTAACAGAGGGGTCCAGAGGGTCCACTATTCGGGATATGCTGCTTGCATCGGGGCAGGTCAGCAAGAGCAAAGCAACACTTATCGCACGCACGGAATCGGCGCGCGTCGCGTCCACGCTCATGCAAGCTCGTGCTGAGCATATCGGTTCAGAGGGTTATATCTGGCGCACGGTTAGGGATGCGGATGTGCGCCCTCGCCATCGCAAACTCGAGGGTAAGTATATCAAGTGGGACGACCCACCCGTGGCGGGGGAGAGCGGGGAGCGAGCGCACGCCGGACAGATATACAATTGCCGCTGTTTCGCTGAGCCAATACTCCCTTCGTTCAAAGGTTGAAACGATGCCCGAGGATATCGAACCGATACTACAGTTCTTCAACTATTTTCATCTGCCCCAACGTCTACAAGAAACTTCAGCGAAGTTTCATGCTCTGGCGTGGGAGATGGTTAAAACGTTGCCGCGCAACCCTGAGAGAACTGTCGCCCTTCGCAAGCTTCTCGAGGCGAAGGATGCGGCTGTGAGAGCACTGCTTTTCATGTAAACATGCGTTGAGGGAGGCATACGATGTTGGTTCTGCCCAGCGATAGCCAACAGCTGCTGCTTAGCTGTAACTATGACGAGACAGGGCTTGCATGGGTCGACATTTTCGATAACCCATTGCTCGGCTGGATCGCAGATGAAACGGGTGCGGAAGAGGTCGCGCCAGTTGTCGTTGGGCTCTTGCCCCCCGCCAGCGTTGATACATCTCCGGTGCTCTCGCCGCGATGGGCGCATTGCGTGGTACCCAGCGTTTACGTGCCCGATCTCTGGCGGGGTGACCTTAACTCCTTCTTCACGTGGTTGGCGACGAACAATGGCGCGCAGCGCCTGGTGCGCGGTAACTTCCGCAATCCAAACGTTGCCAATGCGATGATGTTTTGGGCTTCAAACAACATAGCGTTGTTTAACCCAGAGCCCTTCATAAGTTAACGTCGGCAGGAGGAGAGCATGTAACCGTTAAGCTCCGTTTGGACACAAATAAGCCAATTTCCTGTCGCCCTCACGACAGTGTCAAGCGACTCTCTCGGGATCCCCCCGGCTGTCGTGAGGGTTGAGGATGCAGTAATGATCGATATCGATGACAGCCCGCACCGTGACCAGTTAATGAGCGTGATAACGCAGGCTCTCGACGGAATCAGGGCGCGCCATGATGGCGTCACGGAAAGCTATGCGCGGGATGTGCGCATGATGCTGAACGACTGGCGCAGGTGGTGTGCACGGCAAGGGGTTTCGTTTCCACAAATGGCTGTCATGCCCCTGCTGAGCGCTAATACGCTCGCTGTGGTACGACGGGATCTGGACCGCCGATCACTCGAGGTCGCTTTGTGCAATCTCTTGACAGCCCACCCGATGCTTGACCCGCGCGAGCTTGCAACGGTCGCTAAGCGGGAGTTCCCTGGGTACAGCCCCATATAGCAAGGGTCCCAAGGCACAAGCCCTGAGACCCCGTTCAAGCGTTTGTGAGCGATATGTTAGAGGCAGAAGCCGTGCGTCAATGTCTCGGGGCTCGCTGCGTCCAGGCTCTCGAAGCAGGATAGCAGATGAAAGAGGTTGTGATACTCATGCTCTGTGCTATCGTAGCGCTCGCGATGTGCTCGCTCTATGTCGGGGTTGTCGCGCAGTAGCTCTGTTAAAAGCTCGACCTGAGCTTGTGACAACATGATTTGGTAAGCCATATCGATTACTCCCTTGGGACGAGGCGCAACATGTCGCGCGTTACATAGCTCTCGCCGAGATTGTAAAAGGTCATGTATTGGTTCGGCGGCCGTTGATAGCAGGACAGCGCCGCCTTGAATGGTGTATCGACCTTGTTCCATGTGACGCGCGTTGAGTAGAGCTTGCCGTTCTCGTCACGTAGCACGATCGCCCAGAACGTGTCCTTACCTGTGATGGTATGTCCTGGCGCGAGGTTGACCCTTGGCATCGCGAACTCGTCGGGAATGGACTCCACGCAGCGATATCCGCAATCAGCGCAAACGTCGTCTGGCATCGGGCACCTGGCTATCGACGGCCGAATGTTGATTATGGCGCGTGCCATGTTCATAGCTCCAAAATGAGAGATCGCGCTAGAGCATACCAGCGCGATCTCGGGTTGAGCGCTCAGCGCTTGCAAACGGTGGGGATGGCGAAGGGCAGACCTCTGCGGCGCAAGCTTGTTTCGTAGCCCGCGGTCTTGACCTGGAGCTTCGGGTGAGCGATTGGCGCGCGCATTTGATCGCAGAGATACGGACCGTTGGTATGCGCGAGCTTGCCGACCTCGGTCTGGCTCTCAGGGATCATGGTCACGCGTGACCACTTGATCTTGTAGGACGGATCGACAGCGCGGATAGCGGCTGCGATCATGCGGCCGTTCTCGTAGCTCTTTTGGCAAACAACGTCGGCGGTCTCGTAATCGTGCGGGAAGGGCTTGCCCTGGTTGCCATCAAGCTGGCCGCGCCGAAACCAGGATATCCGCGCCATCCACTCTTGGGTGACGGGTCCGGGCTGGAGGCTCACGCTTTTAGCGAAGCTATTGATAATGCGTTCTGACATGGTGAAAGTGTCCTCTTTGTTCGCGCGTTCTCGCGCAAGCGCTTGATAGGTGAGTGGGGCCGCTCTCGCAAGCATAAAAAGCGGCCCGGATCAGATTATTCTTCGTCGTCGTATTCGTGGGTGCAGGTATCGAAGGTCTCGGTGACCTGAGTGCGCAATGCTGCGACCGCTCGGTGCATCTCGGCATGGTCCGCGAACTCATACATGCCGGTCTGGCGGTCAGCACCCGCGACCTCGTAATCGTAGTTCGCTGCGGGCCAGAGTTCGTCAGCGATAGCGGCGAGTCCGGCGGGAAGGGTAACAAGGTAGCGAATCGTCATTGAAGTTCTCCTGTTGTGCAGCGCTCTCGCTGCGAGCGCTTTATCTCATATACGCACCAACTTAGCAAGCACAAAATTGTTGCTCAGTCGGCGAGGTCCTTGTTGCTAGAGGGGTAGGGGGGCTCAGCGCTTAGCGCGCTGAGCGATGTTAGCGGCTCGCGCAGCGCGCTCGGCAGCGAGCCGTAAGCGGTTGCGCAAGCGGGTTTCTTGGATCTCGGAGAGTTCGTCCCCTCGGCAGGGGGCGTGCGGAATGGCTCCGCAGTAAGGGCAGGTGGCGTAGGGATCTTGTACGTTGGGGTCGATGTCGCAAGGCGTGGTCATCGTAGGGGTCCTCTTGGTTGCTCTCAACAAAGCGAGATATCGGTCATTCTGGTGCTTGTTGCAAGCGAAAAAAGCCGCTCTTGGCAAAAAAGGTTACGCGGATGCTATACTACACGGACGAGCAACTGGGACCCACGCGCAGCAAGACGCCCGAGGGGTATCTACTGTGCGAAGGCGTGCCGCTCGCTCGTACGGGCATCATGCTCTATATGGCCGGGGAAACGCCTGTTGAGCCCGCCCCCGGGGAGCGCGAGGTGCGGATCCATCGACAGCCGGAAGAGGTTTTCGATCCGCGCACGATCGCGAGCTATGTGGGCAAGCCATTAACGAACGACCATCCCGATGATGATGTAACGCCAAGCTCATGGCGCGATCTGGCTTGCGGCATCATCATGAACCCACGTAGGGGTGAGGGCGATCTACAGGACTGCTTGCTAGGGGATGTTCTGGCGACAGATCCATCTGTGATCGCGATGATTGAAAGAAACGAGAAGACCCACGTATCGGTTGGCTATGATGCCGATTACGAGGAGATCGCCCCGGGCGTTGGAGTGCAGAAGAACATCCGCGTTAATCATGTGGCGCTCGTTGAGGAAGGGCGCTGCGGCCCACGGTGCCAGATTGGTGATTCCAAACCAACGGAGAAAAAGAGAATGAGTTATCTCACCGCCGCTTTGCATCGTGCGTTTAAGGCGAAGGATGCAAAAGAACTCGATGCCATCGAGGAGGAAGTTAAAAAGGACAATCCCGAACTCGCGGAGAATAACATGGGTGCAGGCGAACAACACGTACATGTGCATCTTGGCAGCGCTGATACCCCTGTCAAAGATGACGAGGAGACCGAGATGGCAGAAGGTGGTTCAACAGAGGAACGCCTCTCGCGGGTCGAGTCGCTGCTTGAAGCATTGCTCGATAGGATGAACGGCGGCGAGGGCGAGGATAGCAAGCCAAAAGATCGCAAGGGCAAAGATAAGAAGGACGAGGTGCCTGAGCAGTTCAAGAAAAAGGATGATGACGAGGACGCCGATAAAGAAGACAAGAAAAAGGATACCGACGACGCCATGGATGATGAAACGGTTAAAGCGCTTGGGTTTGAAGCCCCGCCCGGGACCGACGATCGGGCTGGCAAAGCGCGCGACAGCGCTTATCTCGCGGATGCTTGGCAACAGCATGTTGCATATGCTGAGATAATCGCGCCCGGCGCTCGTATGCCAACATTTGACAGCGCGGCGCGCCCAGCTGTTACCCTTACCAAGCTCTGCGGCGCGCGCGTGCAACTTCTCGAGCACGCTTATTCATCGCAAGATAAGGCTCGCGCGATCATTGACGAGATCAACGGCAACCGCGTGCTCGATTTCAAACGTATGACCTGCGACTCAGCGCGCGTTATGATCGCCGCTGTCGCTGCCGAGATTGGCAAAGCGAACAATGCCGGAACAGGCTTTGGCGGTTGGTCAGCGCGGCAGGGTTCGTCGGGCGGAACAGGCGTGAAGGGCAAGATCGTTACGCCAGCCGATCTTAACAAGATGGCACGCGAGATGTATAAGCGCGCGTGAAGTTTAACCTCAACCCCTGAAACGGAGTAACAACCTTGGTTGCAATTCTCTACAGGATGCAAGCGGGTTTCCCTGGTGATCCCAACCGCGCGCATCCGTTCTCCATTGAACCGTGCCTGGTTCATGCGACAACGCCTCCAACAGCCTTTGGCCAGCCGGTTGTCATCGATGCGACAACTAACACGGTCCGCCCGATGGTCGCGGGCGATGTTTCCTCAACGGTGATCTGGGGCATCACGGTGCGCCCATATCCCTTTCAAGCGCCGTTTGGGACGGCTTATGGCGGAGCTGCGTTTGGTGCTGCTACGCCCGCTCCGTTGAGCGCGATTGATGTCCTCCGTTCGGGTTACATCATGGGGATCTTAAACGCGGGTTCAGCAGCGGTTAAGAAGGGCTCGCCCGTTTTCGTCTGGACAGCTGTGACATCTGGTAACCATATCCAGGGCGGGTTTGAATCGGCGGCGAATGCGGGCAATACCGCAGCCCTCGACCCAACGCGCTACATGTACAACGGTCCGGCCGACGCGCTCGGGAACGTTGAAATCATTTGCAACCCGTAAGTTAAACCAAAGTTAAAAAGGACTGAAACAGATGCCTGATGGTGGCCTGCATATTACCGGTAACGGGCGCTTCGTCGGCCGTCATCGGACGCGTGACAACTTCATGACGTTTGACAGCGCGACATCTTTCACGAGGGACAATGGCATCCCTGTGCACGCTGGGCAGCGCTTCGGACAATCCTATCGCACCCATGATGGACGCACCGTTGACTCAACCGGCGCGTTCTTGATTGGCGAACTCGAGCGGATGGACCAAGAGCTTCACATGCCCTTGGCGGAAGTTTCATATCTGCGTGATATCGAACTTCGTGAAGATGTGACAATCGCTGACGATGTCACGAGTTTTGCATTGTCTAACTTTGCAAGCTCCGGCGGTCTCGGTACCGGCGCTGGCATCGGCAATGGCAAGTCCTGGATCGGGCGAAACACAACCCAGATCCCTGGCATCAATCTCGATATCGCAAAGATCCCACATCCCTTGCGCCCGTGGGGCGAAGAGGTTAAGTGGACAATCTTTGAACTCGAGTCGGCGGCTAAGCTCGGGCGTCCCGTTGACGATCAGAAGCACGAGGGGTTGAAGCTCAAACATCAGATGGATGTGGACGAACAAGTTTACATCGGTGACCCGGGGTTTGGCGATCAAGGCTTGCTGAACCAATCGAGCGTTACGGTTACCAATTTGCCAAACGGTGCTGGTAGCTCGCCGAAGTGGGCTTTGAAAACTCCGGACGAGATCCTCGCGGATTTCAATGCTGCGCTGACAACCGTCTGGGCTGCATCGGCGTGGGCGGTTATCCCCACGAAAGCTCTGATCCCACCAGCCCAATTTGGCTTCCTGTCGACGGCTAAGGTGAGCAATGCGGGTAACATCTCCGTGTTGAAATATATCGAGGAGAACAATATCCTGACAGCAGCTGGCAGGGGCAAGCTCGATATTCAGCCTTTGAAATGGTCGATCGGCGCGGGCGCCGGCGGCACGATTGGCACAACTGGCACCGTTGATCGCATGATGGTTTATACAAACGAGAAGAAGCGCGTGCGGTTCCCGATGACGCTTCTGCAGCGGACGCCAATTCAATACGATGCGATCTGGCATAAAACAACCTACTTCGGTCGGATCGGCGTTGTTGAATATGTGTACCCTGAAACGGCGGGGTATTTTGACGGGCTTTGATGCCTGCTAGATTACAGCGATCGGCTCGCTTATGATCGGGGCCGATCGCTTGCACAAATGGAGATAATAGCATGGCCCGCCGCCCAATCGATCCCCCTGACAGAGAGTCTACGGATATGGCAGAGCACGAGCGTGAGCACGTAACGCTTCAAGAGGGCGCTACAGAGCCTGAGACGGTCCAGGAGCCGTTTATCGATCCGGCCAACCAACCAGCATCTGTGCAGCTACGAACAAGCCCTGAGCCGCTTGTGGGACCTGGGCATGAGCCCGGCGCTCCGCTGCCGCCCTTGTCCGCGAAGACATCTCCCGATGAAGCAACCGTGCGCATGCGATTCCCGCATCCTGTTTTGTTAACCGACGATAACCACGTGCGGATCCTCTTCCCTGAAGGGCTGGTTGATGTGCCGGTGCACCTCGCCGATCATTGGTACCTCGGGGCGCATGGAGCGGTTAAGGAAACCTGAGCCATGAGTGCGACCTCCGCGACGTTCAGGGCGACGTTTCCGGAATTCAGCGATACGGTTAAGTATCCAAACGCGACCATTAACTTCTATCTACAGTTGGCTTACCTTGTGATGCCGCCCGCTCGCTGGGGCACCTTGCTCGATTATGGTGCGCAGCTATATGCAGCGCACAACATAGCCATCGAGGCTAAGGCGCAGCAAGAGGCGGCGGCGGGCGGCATCCCTGGTTCAACAACAGGACCAACAACCTCGCGTTCAGCGGGGCCAGTTAGCTATTCAACCGATGTTTCAGTCGCTGCGGAGCAAGGGGCTGGCTACTGGAACCTGACAACTTATGGCATGCGGATCTACCGTTTAATTAAACTTGTTGGTATCGGCGGCATTCAACTTGGCGTGCCTTATGGCTATCCGTACGGGGGATGGTTTACCGTGCCGACGCAGGTGCAGATTCAAGATGTTGTTTCATTTCTGAACACGCCCGTACTTGATGCAGCCGAAGGACAAACAATCCCGCCGGCCCCTGGAACAGCTGACGGACAGCTACTCGAGGAGTGTTAAGATGTCAGGCTCAAATGTTTTAACAACGATTGAACTTCAAGTTGATTCTAATGGCAATCGCCGCAAGTTTTATGCGACGTGGGATGGCAATGCTTATGCGCTTTGCCAGGTACCCTTTGTTAACGGATTTCCTGTTACTAGTGCGATGCCTAATCCCGTTTCAGATCGGGCGCTTGGGCTCCCCGACGACATCGTTTGGCCGGGTACGGGTGATGGTAATGTTATCGGCATCTTAAAAGCGATCCAAGCTGCGATCGCCGATATTCAAGTGAGCACAGTTGTTCCCCCGATGACCTACCATGGTCCTTATTCTGGCTCGGTACAAACAGCTTCCGGGCTCTTGATCCCGCACGGTGCGTATTCAAGATCGCTCGTTATTCAAACTTTCCCTAACAGTTTAACCAACGTCTGGTTAAACCCAGGTGGGGGGCAAGCCTTCCCTAACCAGGGTATCATGGTGCAGGCTGCTGGCGGCTCTGTTTCCTTTGGCTCGGCGCAATTCCCCATTCCGACCAATGATATCATGGCGATTACCGATGGTGCTGGTCCACAGAACGTGCTAATTGTGGGAGGTTAAAACAATGCGGCGCTTGCTCGCGGCGACATCCGCCCTAACTTTGCTTTCAACCATCGCGTTCGCGCAACCAGCTCCGCCCCGCCCGCAGCCACCGCAAGTGCTCTGGGGGCAAGCGGGTAATTGGAGCGCTACGCAGATATTCAACTCGACCTCTGGTGGTAACTTTAATTACCCAAATGTTGGCATGGGTACTGCTTCAAATCCTGTTATGGTTTATGATCCAACGGGCGAGGTTTATATTAATTCAGTCTTTTCGAAGGTGCAACTGACAACGGGCGACAACAACAAAGAGATGCTTGCCTTTATCTCGCAATTCTACATTGACCCCACGATCTACAATTATGGTCAGAACTCCCATAACTCAGCGGGCTACTTTTTCGCGCACGGAGCTAACAAACTAGCGCTCGCGAACTGTACACAAGGTGTTAATTGTCCGGGCTCGATATATGCGATAACAGGGTTGGTCGCTGGTGCTTCAAACGATGGCACTGGTCCGGCGCGTAATGCTTATACCTTTGTGATCCATGCGCCTGATGTCCCGCCAACTGGTGGGTCGCTCGATTACTGGACGGGTATAGTTTTTCAAACGCCGCTCGGCGGTAAGGAAGCCTCTGCTTTCGCTGGAATCACGACGGCTAACGACGTGCCGAATGGTTTTGGCACCATTAACCCAATGGCGAATGTGCACGCGCGCGTTATCAATAGCACCGGTACCGCGACGGCGACCATCAATGGCAACGTTCTGACGTTAATGAGTAGACCAACGAACCCTTATGGCATCACACCGGCTTGCGATGTAAGCGGGGCGGGGGTTTCAGCGGGCAGCAAAGTTTATGGCTCGCAGCCATCCGATGGTTCCTATCCGATGTTGAACGTCACGCCCTCGCAGACCCTCGCGACGCCAACCTTGCTAACTTTCAATTGTAACCCATATCCCCTGATTATTCAGAGCTTTTATAACGCGGACCTTAACTTTATCTCGCAGAGCGGGGGCAACGTTCCGAATGCCACGATCTCCGCCCGCTTCGATGCTAACTCCTCGCACTTGCACTTCTTGTTAGGTGGTACAACAAGCGTTGTCATGGGCAAGAATACTAGCGGGGGGCGCATCGGTATTGGCAATCTGGATACTTATCCGAACTTCACAGTTGATGCGGGAGGCGTTGTCGCTGCTTGGGGACCGGTTAGTCAGGGTCCGCGTTTCACGACCGATGGCGGGTGCGCTGAGGGATCGCGCGCTGGTGGTGCCTCGGCTGGCCGATTTGTCGTCGCTGCGTCAGCGCAATGTTCGGTTGTCGTAACCATGGCGGGCGGCGCGGCGCAGAACGCAGCGATTACGGAATGGGGCCATTGTGGTATAAATAACCGCACGCACCCCGGCGCGGCGAATGCCTTTGCGCTCACAGCAGCTACCGCGACAACCGCGACGTTCTCTGGAGTTCCTGTTAGTGGAGATACACTTGACTTTGCATGTACCGGCTTCTAAAGCCCTTGCGTTATTGTTGCTTTTTACTCCCTGCACCGCGCGAGCGCAGCAACAGCAACCAGCACCATCTCAACAGCCGCCTCCGATCCCCGCGGCGATTCAAGCTTTGATCGATCTCCGCAAGGAAGCGGAGGACCGCGCCGCTTTTGCGATGCAGCGCGTTTACGTGCTACAGGAGCAAGTGAACAATATCACCAAAACGCCGACTAAAGAAGTCGAAGAATTGAAACAGAATGTTAAGACCTTGGAGCGGGAAATCGAAAGTCTGAAGGCGGAGCGGATAGTTGAATCGAAGAACCTCGACGATGCGCACGACATCATAACAAAGGGTTCGAATTGCCCCCAACCCTCGCAACCCAAGCCGTAGGAGTAGCGTTTCATGAAATGGGTTCTAGCGTTAGGTCTCGCGCTCAGCGCTTCCCCGTGCTACGCGCAGACAGCATCGTGCTGGGATGGCAAGGCGAGGGCGGTTGTCGCTTGTTCCGATAGCCAAAAGGTCACCGTTACCGATACTGTCGCCTATCTCGAGAAGCGCTTCAGGGAGATGGAGCAAGAGCTTATCAGCAAGACCACCGAGTTGAAAGCCGAGACCGCGAACGCGGACCTCGCGCGTGCGGCTTGCGCTAGCAAATAGGGAGAGGTCCAGACATGCGGATTACTAACGCTCTGACGGGGCTAGCAGCGCTGTTGGTCGCCAGCCTGAGCTATGCGCAAGCCCCGCCCTCTCCCCCGGCTGCTAGTACCGTCTGCGCGAATACGACGTTAGCTGTTACAGGATCGTCGGCACGCGTCGCGCTGCCGAGCACGACAGCGACTTGCAAAGTTGTCACGCTCGTTAATGATGGTACGAGCGAGGTGTTTGTTAAGTTCGGCGATAATACTGTTACAGCGACAACAAACGATATCCCGATACCGGCTGGTGCCTCGCCCGCTATCTGGACAGCTGGCACATATGTCGCTGCGATCTCAGCGGGGGGCAGCAGCAACCTACGCGTTATACAAGGCAATGGTCCGCTCGCGTTCAGAGGCGGTAGTGGCGGTTCAACAGCAGCCGCGATCACTCCGCTGTTTGGCATGGGTTATGATTCAGATTCGGTATGCTCTAGTACCGTGACGCTCGGTCGTGACATGCACTACCGCAATCTCACCCTCGCAGCTGGATGCAAACTTAACACGGCGAGCTTTCGCATCTTTGTTCAACAGGTGCTCGATATTTCAAACGCGCCCGTAGGTGCGATCACAAATTGGCAAAACGGTAATAACGCTTCAGGGGCGACAGGTGGTGCCAATACAGGCGCACAAACAGCACCGCTTCCTGTTTGGGGCCAACCAAACACGGGCGGAACTGGTACGGCGACAGTTGGCGGCAATGGTTCAACAATCGCGGCTGCATCGCTTGGTAATGGCGGTTCAAGCGGGATACCCGCTACAGGCGGGACATGCTCTAGCGCAGCCGGAACAGTGACAGCGACGCCTGTTGGTGGTACCAACCCTGGTGCAGCGCCGATAGGTTTTAACACGATCAATTTAACTTATACCTATTTCATGGGGACCAACGCTAACGTGCAGCCGGTTTGGTTCGGCTTCGCTGGTAATGGCGGTTCAGCGGGCGGGGGAGACGGAACCGGCGCGGGCGGTGGCGGCGGTAGCGGTGGTCGGCCGACGATGGGCACAGCGATCTACGCTAACGTCATTAACCGCGGGACAAATACTAACCAAGGGATTATCTCGGCTCGAGGCGGGGATGGTGGCAAGGGCGGGGATGCTGTTGGCGCTAATGCGTGCGGCGGCGGCGGTGGTGCGGCTGCGGGCGGCGGATTTGTTTATATAGTTGTTGGCTCATTAGCGGGCTCGCAGATAGTTAACGCGATTGACGTTTCAGGCGGCAAGGGCGGGGATGGCGGCAATGGTCTTGGCACAGGGAAAGGCGGCAATGGTGGAGGCGGAGGTCGCACGGGCAATGTGCAGATACTCTTACTCGATCCGCCAGCCCTGCAACCCTCGAGTTCGTTTAACGTAGCTGGCACAGCGGGCGGGACAACAGCGACGGCAACAGGCGCGACGGGGGGAGCCGGCGCGAGCTTGTTTGTTAACCTGTGAGTAAATCCTTCGTCCGTATTGAAAAAGATAATGTACCAGATTTAGCCAAGATCCTCGCTGACCTGGCGGATGTGATGGTGCTTGTTGGCATCCCGCAAGAGAACACGCGCCGTCCTGGCGAACCCATCACAAATGCCGAGATTGGCTTCATCCATAACTTTGGCGCGCCGGAGGCGAACATCCCGCAGCGTGAGTTCATGGCGCCAGGAATACATGTGGTTCTCCCGCAGATCACAGACGGGCTGCGCACAGCTGCGCTCGCCGCCCTTGATGGTAATAAGTCTAACATGGAAGGCGCTCTGCACGCTGTTGGCATCGTCGCAGCGACATCGATCAAGAAAACAATCATCGCTGATATTCCCCCGCCGCTCGCGCCAGCAACAGTCGCGGCGCGCATCGCACGTCGAAAGTCTCCATCTTGGCGCGCCAAACGGAGGAAGCTTGTCGCGGCGAATGTGGCGGCGAATAAACCGCCCGGGGCTGGGATCTTCACAGCCTTGATCGATACCGCATCGCTTCTCAATTCGATAACGTATGTGATCGAGCGCGTACGCTCTGGTATCAGTACGGTAGCCAGGATGCCTTAAATGGTTAAACCCTTACTTGACGTAACCGAGGTCATCCTCGATCCGATGTTCGCGGATGGATTCTCCGTGCTGCGCCGACAACAGATGGTTAACGAGCACGGCGAGCCATTTACCTTGCTAACCAAAACGTTTACTGAAACAGACGGTTGCGTTGGCGTGATCTCGCCCTCAGCCGATAACTCGATGGTGCGCGCTGACGCTTATGAAGCGATGGGCAACTCGATCCAGGTTATCACAAAGTTTAGGTTAAGAGGCATTTCAAAAGAGCAAGGTGACCAATATCTGCCAGATACAATCCTCTGGCGGTCTTGCTATTATGTCGTTCGCACGATAAATGACTTTGTCCGCTATGGGGCTGGCTTCATGGTGGCGGATTGTTTATTAACCGACTACGTGCCCGAGGTCGATCATGGCTCTTGATGCAACGTCGTTCCAAATCCCCGGCGACTCAACGCAAGGTGGCGCCATTCGTCCGCTGCCATTGGGTCCCGCGCCGTTTGAAGGACAATCGCTCAACCAGTTCTTGCAAGCATGGTTGGTTGGCATAACGGGTATCGATCCAACGCTAATCAGACCGCGCTGGCAGCCCGAACCCGCTAACATCCCCGATGCTGGGCAGTATTGGGCGGCGTTTGGCATCACAGCGCGCAAGAACGATGCGTATGTGCAAATAATCCATGATCCCGCTGCCGATGATGGGCAAGGGGCGGACATCATGATACGCCATGAAACGCTTGAAACGCTAACGAGCTTTTATGACCTTGGCGTGAATGGGCAGGCGGATTATTACGCGAGCTTGCTAAAGGATGGACTTCAGATAAGGCAGAACCAAGAGCTTCTCGACCTCAATGGCTTCGCGCTTATTGAAGCGGGCGAGCTTATCGTCGCGCCGGTATTGTTTAAGGAACGTTGGCAGTATCGGGTTGATTTGGCGATCAAGCTCCGTCGCGAGATCCGCCGCCTCTACCCGATCCGCTCGGTAGCCTCGTTGAGCCAAACCATAACCACGAACTAAAGGATGCCAGTGCATGGCTACGCAGCAAGGTCAGCCCGTTTCAAATCTGGTTCACGTCCAGGTGCTCTTGGGTACGCCCGCGGCTCAGGGACAAAATGTGGATACGATGTTGATCCTCGGCAATACGCCGAATGTGATCGATACCTCCCTACGCATGAAGACCTATTCAACCTTGAATGAGGTCGCCAATGATTTTGGCACAACGGCGCCCGAATATCTCGCTGCGCAAGCTTGGTTCTCGCAGTCGCCCCAACCGATCACGCTTAACATCGGGTTCTGGGCGAAGGCGGCAGCGGGGGCGCATTTGTCGGGGGCTCGGCTCTCGGCGGCACAGCAACAAATCGCGCAATGGAATCTCGTTACAGCTGGTGGGTTCTTCTACCTCCAGAACGGCGTCGCGCATTCCATCAGTGGGTTGAACTTCAGCTCCGCGGCAAATCTGAATGCCGTTGCTTCCGCCGTGCAGACAGCCATCCTAGCGGCGGGAGCGCCAGCGGGTTCAACCGTTAAATGGGACAGCGACGATGCGCAGTTTGATATCGTCGCGGGGGATACAGGCGTCTTGTCGACGCTGTCCTATATGAGCCCACCAACCGCCTCGGGGAGTTTAACCTTCTCCGGACAGCCCGTACCAGCGACGGACAGCGTTACGCTTGGCGGCACAGCGATTGCTTTCGTTTCAGGACCGCCCGCCGCGGGGCAGGTGCAGCTTGGCGCTACGCTCGCTGCGACGTTGACGAATTTGTATAACTATTGCAGCGCCTCAACCGATGTTAACCTCGTGAAGTTCAAATATTACCCCTCGCCCGATGGCACGCATTTTTATCTGTCCGCGGCTGCACCTGGCGTAGCGGGCAATTCGTTGACTTTGACGAGAGCCGGCACGGTCATCACTGTTTCAGGCGCCACGCTAACAGGGGGCACAGGGACTGATATTTCAGCGATGATGATGGCTCAGCAAGCCAACGGCGCGACGATATCGCAGGGCATCGCTGCTGAAACGCCATTGTCGGCGGTTGTCTTGCTTGACGATATGTATTCAAATCAATGGTACGGACTGGCAGTGCTTGGAGCGAGCAATCCCGATCTTGTCGCCATCGCTGGTTATATTGAAGGGGCGAATATTAAACACTATCTAACCGTTACCGATATGGATCCCCTTGTTGTGCAGGCTGCTGAAACGTCAAGCTTGACCTATCAGCTATCGCAGCTGAAGTATAACAAGTCAAGTGCACAATATAGCTCCAGCAATCCCTACGCCGGCATCAGTTATCTCGCTCGCATCTTGACAACGAACTGGGAGGGCAATAATACTGTCATCACAGAGATGTACAAGCAGGAGCCGGGTATCCTCGCTGAGAGCTTGTCGACATCCCAGTTGAAAAATATCACAGATAAAAATGGCAACGTTTTCGTTAACTATAACAACGATACGGCGATCATTCAGAACGGGACTTGCGCGAGCGGTCAGTATACGGATACCATCATTGGTGCTGACTGGTACGCGATTCAACTTCAGACGGAGGTCTTCAATCTGCTTTATACAACGCCAACCAAGATCCCGCAGACCGATGCCGGTATGAACATGATCCATGCCGTACTCGATGCGGTCTCAGCGCGAGCGGTTAACAACGGCTTCCTCGCGCCAGGTACTTGGCAGTTGCCCGGCTTCGGTACCCTCACCCTGGGGCAATATCTGAGTAAGGGGTACTACATCTTTCAACCTCCGATCGCGACCCAGCCAGCATCGTTGCGACAGACGCGCGTTTCAGTGCCGTTTCAGATCGCGGCGAAACTCGCTGGAGCGGTGCACACGGCGGACATCACTGTAACAATCAACCAGTAATAGGAGCGGGTGATGCCCTTCCCATACACCTATTCGTTTGAATCTGTCAACGCAACGATTACCGGACCGAACGGCACTTTCTCCATCGGTCAGGGGGCTGGCGTTGATGAAGCGGGTATCACGGTTGAAATGGCGGAACCAAAGAATACCCGCACAACCGGCGCCGATGGGCTCTGGATGCACTCGCTACATGCGGGCAAATCGGGCAAGATCACCGTTCGCTTGTTGAAGAACTCACATACCAATCTCTTGCTGAACGCGATGTACAATGGGGATACAAACAACCCCGCTGCGCACGGACAGAATACGATCACAATCAGCAACGTCCTATCGGGCGATGTTATCACCGGGCAGGGCTGCGCATTCGCTCAACAACCGACCATAACGTATTCGAAAGATGGCCAGCTTGTTGAATGGGCGTTTGACGTGGGTCGCATCGAGGAGACATTAGGCGCGGGGGCGGTGCTCTAATCAGGGAGCGACTGCGTGGAACTAGAGCTTAACGGCCACACTTATATCGTGGGCCAAATGAAATCGCGCCAACAGCGTAACGTGCTGCGACGTGTCCTCCCGCTCATTGTCGCCAGCAAGAGCTTACTGACGCAGGTCTCTCGCGCATTGGGCGAAATGGCGGACATGCCATCGGACACCAATGCAGAGGTCAGCAATGTCGACGAGCTATTTAATGCGGCAGGCCCGCTCGCTGAGGCCCTGTCATCGATGCCCGACGAGCAATTCGACTATATCTTTGACACGTGTCTAGCGGTCGTCCGACGGCGTGTAGCCGGGGGATTGGTCGACATCGTCATCGCATCGGGCGAGCTACGATTTGAAGACATCAAGCTGGCGGAGCAACTGCAGTTGATCTTTGCCGTGATAAAGGAGAATTACAGCGATTTTTTGGGCGGACTCCCTGGGTTATCGAGCGCAAGAGCCGCAGCGCTTCCGCCCGCAGCGTAGAGCTAGCATCGGCGCCAGATGGCGACGATTGGTATTACCGTCCGGTTGAAAGAGGGCTCTGTACTTACACGGAGCTTGTTTATGGTCCGATAACTTTGTATGATATCGCTGTTATGAATGACATCATCGATTTAACCGAGGAAAATCGTTTACGTTTAGAGGATGCAGCTAATGAGCGGAAGTAGTGGATCGTCAAGCAGCGGAGGCGGTCGGTCCACAATCCGTGACTTCCTCGTAGGACTTGGCGTCCAGGTTAATCAAACCGACATCCGAACATTCGTTTCAGCTGTCGATAGCATGACTTTTGCTATCGTGAAATTTGAAACACGCCTCCTTGATCTAGCCGGACAACTTCAGCGTGCGCTAACGCAGGTCGCTGAAGCGCTGGAGCAAATGTACTACACGGCTGACCGCGCGAACACGACCGTTTCAAATCTACGCGCGCTGCAATATGGCATGAGCCAAATCGGGCTCAGCGCGCAGGACGCCAACCAAGCACTCGAGAGCTTGGCGATGTCCATGCGGATCAACCCTGGCAACGAAAGCTTGCTGCGGTACCTTGGCGTTCAAACCCGAGACATGAAAGGCAATATGCGTGACACGTCTCTCGTAATGGGAGACTTTATCGCGCGCTTGAGTAAGATGCCCTTCTTCATCGCTGCGCAGTATGCAGAGATGTTTGGCATCAATGCGCGCACCCTTTACATGCTCTTGCAAAACTATAGCGCTTTGCAAAAGGGCGAGGAGCGCCATAAGGATCTGGCGCGCCAGACAGGCGTTGATCTCGACCGCGCGGCTCGCGTATCGCATGACTTCATGACCGTGATCCGCGAGACCGGTGAAATTGTCTACCTTATGTGGGTTAAGGTTTCAACCGCCTTGATGGAGAAGCTCCGTCCTGGTTTGGTTGAGGTTAACAAGTGGCTGTTGAAACATGCAAAAGATATCGAGGGCGCCGCGCTTGCTATCGCTGGCATGTTTCAGGGCGTCATCAATGATATTGTCGAGATATTTCCCTACATCGATGCGCTCATTAAAAATACGGTTGGTTGGAAAGCCGTATTCGAAGCCATTGGCGTTGTTATTCTATACCGCATCCTTGGGCCGATTGGCTTGGTCATCGCAGCGCTTGACTATGCTTACAACTTATATAAAGCCTGGAAATCTGATCCAGACAAGTTTATGAAGATCCCTGAGCATCCCGAGACGGGCGGCGTTGAGCCTTACGACCCCTTCGACCCAAAGAATGAGGCGCGCTCGCGGGAGTACTGGGCTAAGAAATGGGAAGAGTTTCGCAAGCGTTATCTGCCCGGCGGTATCGACACGCGAATTCCTGAAGGTCCAGATACTGGCGCCCCGGGCGAAACAACGCCAGCTGAAACAGAGAAATATTATCAGCGGAGGGCTGAAGAGGCGCGCAAGAAGTGGGAGGAAATGCAGAAGTCCTGGGAGCAGTTTTTCAAAACAAATCCGGCTAACCCTAACCAAGCGATCCCGCAGAGCGGCACGGGTTTTGATCCATCGATGGTGCATCCCGCTGCCTATACAGTTGGTTCAACCTCTACCGCGAGCCTCGCTACAACCGATCCGCATTTCATCGCCCAGGCGATGTTTTTAATCACGGCGATGTCGCGTATGTTGCGCGATGATATCGATTACTTTCTTCGTCAGATGTTTGATGGTTTCAAAGAGTTCATCCGTTGGGGTGCTAACCCGCAAAGTCAATTCCCGATGCCAATGCCAGGCGTCGCTCTCGCTGACGCGTTTAGTGGCTTGGTTCCGGCTAAGCTTGGCGGACTAGATCCCCAGATTGAAGCAGAGGTTCGCCGCCAAGCGCGAGCTAAGGGTCTCGATGAAGAGCATATGGTCAATCTCGCTCGTGCAGAGGGCGGGGGCTTCGATAACGTATCGCCATCGGGCGCGATTGGCCCCATGCAACTCACGACAGGGACCGCGAACCAGTTAAATGTCGATCCGCATAACTGGATGCAAAACATTGAAGGGGGCATGCGTTACTTTGCCGAACAACTGAAACGGTTCGGCAGCTATGCGGCCGCGGACGCTGCTTACAATGCGGGTCCAGAGGGGCGCGGGGTCGCGCTGTTCGCACAAACGGGCGACCCTCGTTCATTGCCACTTGAAACGCAACGTTACATCATGGGAATAAACCGCATACAATCGCATCTTGGCGGGGCGCCGGTTGTTAATCAGCGCACAGAGATCCACGTACATGGCGGTGAGCCGCATGCGACAGCTAAAGAGGTCTCGCTTCAACAGGACCATGTTAATGCAGCACTTGTGCGTAATTTTAGAACGGCTGTGATAGCATGAGTGGTATCTTATCTGGACTTTTCGCAACGGGCGGGCAGAGCATTGGCGCGCTCGTTTCAGGCGGCGGTGCGGCGATCATTCAAGGGATCGTCACGGGTTCAACGCGTCAGATCGTCTGGCCGATTGTCGATCAGTTAGGACCAACGATCACAGGTCTTGTGCAGTCCGCGGGCTTGGGTGGTGTGCTCAATACAATTGGCGATTTAGGGCTTGTTTCAGGTTTAGGTGGCTACGTCGCGATCCTCGAGGAGCACAACGATGAATTAGAGATCACCCAGCACCCCGTTCAACAGGGCGCTACGATCTCTGACCATGCGTACAAGCTACCAGCACGGTTGTCCATGCAAATCGGCTGGACGACGTCCTCTAGCTTGGCGAGCAAGGCGCCTAACCTGCTTGGCGCGCTGACCCAGCCAATCACGCCACTCGATATCGCGAGCTTGTTTACATCCGGCGGTTCAGACTTCTTTATCCGTCGGATATACTCACGCTTGCTGAGCCTCCAAGCGCAGCGCTCGATGGCGACAATCTACACGGGCAAGCGCGTTTACAATAACATGCTGCTGCAGTCGCTGTCGACAAGGACAGCCGCCGCGACCGAGCATTGCTTGATTGTTTCAGCATCGTTTCATGAAGTCATATTGGCAAAGGTGACAACCGTCACAGTGCCAACTAATCCCGATGCGCAGAAGCTCCCGCAGGATACCGGACCCATTGTTAATAATGGGCCCCAGCAACCCGCGCCGGCTCCCGAGTTTAACCCCGATTCAGAGGTGATCCCGCCGCCTCCAGCGCCACCACCTGTTCCCCCACCAGCTACAGCGGAGGGAGGGATTGACGTATGAGTACGGTTGTTATGATCCCTTTGTCTCCACAATCGCAAGCGCTCTCGATAACGCTAGCCGGTAAGACATATAACATGCTCGTGCGCTGGTGCCGGGTCGGTCAGATGTGGGTTCTCGATATCGCGGATGTCAATGATGTCGCGATCTTAAACGGCGTACCGCTTGTTACCGGAGCCGATCTGTTAGCGCAGTATCCCCATCTTAACTTTGGAGGTCAACTGCTCGTGCAAACCGCTCACGCGCCTTATGATATCCCAACGTACGCTAACCTGGGAATCGAGGGCCAACTGTACTTCCGCACAGGATGAGCGGGCTCGCGCAATCGCAATGGCTCCGTCAGGGCACATTGATTGTTGGCAAGACGGTAGATCCCGGCGCAGCGGAGCAACCCGCGCTTGACCTCTCAGAGCTTAAGTTTCATTTCAACATCCGACAGCAAGATGCGACAACGCCTAACACAGCGACGATCCGCGTTTATAATCTCGCTGAGCAAACCGCGCAGTTAATTCAAACAGAGTTTAGTCGCGTTGTCTTGCAAGCGGGCTACAAATATACAACAAGTGGCATCATCTTTGATGGTACAATTGTGCAGACGCGCAAGGGGCGCGAGCGCAACGTTGACAGTTACCTAGATATCATGGCGGCTGAGGGAACCTTGCCGTATCAGTTCGCGGTGGTTAATAAAACATTGGCCCCTGGGTCAACACCAAAGGACCAGGCCAATGCGATCTCCGAAGCCCTTAAACCCTACAACCTCACAATCGGGAATGATGCAGGCCTTGTGGGCGGCACTCTGCCAAGAGGTAAGGTTCTTTTTGGCATGGCTTTGGCTCATCTGGACCAACTTACTGAAACCACCGGATCGACGTGGGTGATCCAGCGCGGGCAGATTAATGTCGTGCCGCTAACCGGTTACCTGGCTGGTGAAGCGGTGCAGTTAAACTCGAGTACTGGCTTGATTGGAACGCCTGAAGCGACGCAAGAGGGCATCAAACTTCAATGTCTAATCAACCCCAAGATCAGACTTGGTGGCCGTATCCAGATCAATAATCGTGACATAAACACCGTGATTAATCGTGGACCCCCGCTCGCGAGCCCTGTCAACCCTTTTGGTGGGGCTTTCGCATCAGTGACAGCGGACGGGTTTTATCGTGTGGTTGTTATCGAGTATGAAGGCGATTCGCGCGGCGAGCCCTGGTATCAAAACATCATCGCGCTCGCCATCGATCAATCCGCGCCGGCTGACAAATCGGTTAAGATGTATCCATAGGAGGCTAACATCGATCAGAAGGAAAGATCGTCCGATTATGTAGCGGCTGTGAAGGTCGCGCTCGCTGGGATGCAGCGCAACCTATGGACAGCCCTCCCTGGTATCGTGCAGGCGTTCAACAGCGCTGATAATACGGTTGACGTACGGCCAGCTATCAAAGCTACTGTACTCAAGCTTGACCCCAAGAGTGGCGTCCAGAGCCCTGTTGAGACGGAACTCCCGCTCCTCATAAAAGTGCCCTTGCACCAGATAGCGGGCGGCTCGTTTGTCATCGATATTCAACCTTCGCCGGGCGACGAGGTTACCGTTTTGTTCGCGTCGCGCTGCATCGATGGCTGGTGGCAGTCGGGAGGGGTGCAGAGCCAGATTGAGCACCGCACGCACAATCTGTCGGATGGCATCGCGATCCCTGGACTGTTTAGCGCTCAGCGTGCGAACGGGCAGAACATGGGCGCGGCTGGATTGAAGATCCGTAGCCTCGATGGTTCAACGTTTATCCATATGCCAGGTGGCGGCAAAGTTAACATAACCGCTCCGGGTGGGGTAACCATAACAGGCGACATTCACGCGACCGGCGCGATTACAAGCAACGGGCATGCGATTGACAGCACGCATAGACACAAAGATGTTCAACCAGGCGGCGGTCTCTCAGGGGTACCACAGTAATGCGGGTACGAGCGCTTGATCCAAACGGCGATATGACCTTTGGCTATAGTGGGCAAGCGTTTCTGATTAACTCGAGCGCGGCTGTAGCGCAGGGCGTTAAGACGCGTTTAGGGCTTTGGCAAGGTGAATGGTTTCTTGACCTAAACGAAGGCACGCCTTACCTTACGCAGGTTGTTGGGACGCATGGCATCAATCTGTACGACCAAGCGATTACAACGCGCATACTGGGGTCCACAGGCGTTCTCGCGCTGACAACCTATAGCAGCGACCTTGATCGTGTAACGCGTGCGCTGACCGTCCAGGCGGCTGTTAGCACGGTATTTGGGGATACGGTGCTGACGCGCTCGCTCTCAGCGATCCCCGCGGCTGTTCTACCCTCGAATGCCGCATCGCGCGTACGATAAAAATGTGGTGATGAATGACCGATTATCCGCTGCCAACTTTAGGACCAACGATTAATCAAGCGGGCATCACAGCCCCCTCGTACAACGATGTTTTGTTGTCATTGCAAGCGAGCTATCGCGCGATTTATGGATCAGATGTACTCCTCGATCCCGATACGCAAGATGGGCAATGGCTGGCGATACAGGCTAAGGCGATCTCTGATTGTAACCAAGCTTGCATATTTGTATACAATCAATTCAGTCCAGCGACCTCGCAAGGCAATGGGCTATCATCGGTTGTTAAGATCAACGGCATATCGCGCCGCGTGCCGACTAATTCGATAGCGGTTGTTTCAATCGTCGGGCAAGCCGGCTCTCGGATCACAAATGGCCTGGTCGGGGATAACCAGACAAAGACAACGCAATGGGCTCTACCAGCGATTGTTGATATTCCGGACGCTGGCACGATTGACGTTTCAGCGACTTGTACAACGGTTGGTGCTATCGATGCAGCGCCCAATACGTTAACCGTGCTACTAACGCCAACAGCTGGTTGGCAGACAGTCAATAATGCCTCGAGCGCCAGCCTTGGGGAGCCCGTCGAGACAGACGCGCAGTTAAGGGTTCGGCAAGCTTCCTCAACGCAGCTATCGAGCAGTAGCGTGCTCGGTGGGATTGTTGGCCGCATCATTAGTTTGCCAGGCGTCACCGATT